TTCGACATCTTCCGAATTCTGAATGCCTTTGTTGATGAGTGCAAATTCATCGTCTTGGGTGTATCTCAATCTAATCAGCGCGGAAATCATCTCGTCGCGTCTTGTGATTGACGTTGTGATATGTGTCAATTCTGATTCATACACTGTTACTTCTTCGCCGTCTAATACTTTTTGTTTTGGCGTGACGTTCTCATTCCCGATGAGTTCATAAATTGTACCACTTAGGTGTCTGATTGCTATATCATCTGGTACTTGCGTTGATTCCTGCTTAATTTTTCTAATTTCCATGTCTGATAAACTCCTTCATAAGTTTTATATTTTTAAAGTATTTCTTATACAAAATGTAAGAATCTGAATGCATGAGCCAACCTAGATAACTCATCATACTACATGCTAAATGTTTGGTAGGCTGCTTTTCAAACCTCAAATATCGTTTACGCATCCTTGCCGTAATCCTTTTACGGACATACGTCTTATCTCGTTTGAATACATATCCAACGAAATCTAACGGACGTTTGTCTATATTGAACACCTGCCAATTTTCTTTGATTGTTAAACTTTCGTTTTCTAAGAATTTCTCGATGAGTATTTTATCTTTGCGTAGCTTCTTTTTGTTGCTTCCGAAAACGACCATGTCATCCATATATCTTACGTAATAGGTTGCTCCTAAAGTTTGTTTAATGTAATGATCTAAATCCTGTAAATAGAAATTTGCAAACCATTGTGATGTGTAGTTGCCAATAGGTATTCCCAGATGATGACTATCAATGATGATATCTAACAACCACAATACATCTGGGTCTTTAATAACCCGTCTAAATTTAATTTTTAACGTTTCTTTGTTGATGTTTGGATAATACTTCTTAATATCTATTTTAAGGGCATAACGAGTATTTGTATGGTCTGTGCGTATCCATTTCTCAGTAGCCTTCTTTGCATATAGCGTACCTCTGTTGGGTATAGAAGCACAATTCCATTTGTACATGCCGCGTACAACTTGCGGCTTGATGATGTTCATTAAACACCAATGAATCACTTGATCTGGAAAGAACTTCGGTTTATAAATAATTCGCTCTTTCTTACTCGCTCCGTCTATTAGGACTGATTCCCAATACGGATTAGGGATATATGTTTTGTTTTTTAAGATGTCATGGACTAAATCAATAGCCTTGTCTAAGTTTTCAAATACCTTCATGACTCCGCGTTTATGTCTTTTTCCTTGACTCGCTGATAATATAGCCTGTCTGATGTTATCTTTTTCATATATTTTGTGATAGACGTTACCTATTCTTTTCATAGTAAACCTTTCTGTGGCAATAATAGTGTTTCGAGTACCCTACTAAACTATTCCCTTAATAGCCATTTTTTACCAAGTGGTAAGGATTGTGCAGTGCTTAACCATAGAAAGCCGAGCACCAATATTGAAGTTCGTATTACCAAGATCGTTGTTCAGATTCCAATAGAACATACCAGCATTAGAACTGTTATTCCAATTACCGCCGACGAACTCAAACGAACACACGAAAACTGCACCGCACAACCCTTTAAAACCTTATATTCTCATTGGGGGAAGACCCCCATTGAAACCCCCTTAAGGGCGATACGAAAGCCGAGCACCAATACCGAAGCCCGTATAACCAAGAGCGTGGCTCAGACCCCAATAGAACAAACCAGCATAAGAACCGTAATACCAACTACCGCCGACGAATACCGTTCTATCTCCAGAGTTTTGGTAATAATAATCTCTAAAGAATAAACCACTGCTCGCTTGAACACTGATTGGGAACTTCGCATATGGATAATTTGCGTCATAACCAAGTTCTTGTGCGTATTTATCTGTGTCCGCATTAAGATATCCGAGTGGCAAATAAGGTTCTGCATATACGCCATCAACAGACGCTGTGTCGTTATAGTCTTTTGGTTTCTCTGTAACGTATCCACGCCAATTTGAAATTTTAACACCGTCAACATTCTTCCAGATGTTGCCAAATGGATTTTCTAATCCACGCCACACAACCGAATGTTTTCCGTCGTTTAATGCGTGTGAACCACTTACTTTAACGTTGTCGGTCATACCTG